CAAGACCTAATCCCCACCTGATCATCCCCCTTTTTGCACTGACCCTCGCCTCGCGCTATGGACGAGCTACAAGGAGCACAGATCGGCATTTACGTTCCCGTTAGCGGCATGATGACCCTCGTGGCGGCCCGCAGGGACTTTGAGCTGTCCGAATCGATGGACACGCGCGAGATCACGACGACGTCTGCCGGGACGTACAAGGAGTTTGTGCCCGGAGCGCAAGAGTGGGAAGCGAGCCTGTCGGCCCTGCTTCTCATTGACGACACCACCGGCGCGTTCGAGGCGTCCCAGAAGGCGATTCAGGACGCCCACCGCAACCAGGACATCATTACCTTCGAAGCCCGATATCCAGGCGGGACGAAGGACCAGGGGGACGCCCTCGTGACCAGTCTCACCACCACCGGCAACTACGACGAGAATGGGAGCTTAGACGCCTCGTTTCAGGGGTCCGGCCCCATCGTCCGAGTGTAACGTCCTGCGCCCTCCCCCATCACACCCGTTTTTGATCGCACCACCGCCCCCCTGCTATGGCCTCCCCGACCGAGAAGCTCGTCCCCGTTTCCCTCTCGTACCTCACCATCGAGGACGGGGAGCCCACCGAGGTGAAGGAGGAGTGGTTTGCCTATTTCACGATGCGCTCGATGAGCGAGATGTACAAGCGCCTCGACGTGCCCGAGGGGAAGGCCAAGGAGCTTGCCGAGGAGGCCCAGGAGGGGGACCGGCCCGAACAAGACGCCGAAGAACTCCAGGACGAAATCCTGTCGGAGGTCGAGACGACCGAGTTCGAGGCAAACATTCTGCTTGTGTGGGCAGCGTTCCAGTGGCACGCCCGGCAGAAAGGGACCGAGCTTACGGTGGGGGACATCGGGGACCGCATCACGCCCGACAACGCAGAGCACCTCATTACGCAGGTGATGCGGGCCCTCGAGGCGTTTCAGACCGGCGAGGTCCCGTCCGAGGAAGAGATTGAGCGCCGCAGGGAAGAGAGCGAGCAGGAGGAGGGCGCCCCCGGCGAGGCGGGCGCGTCGGGAAAAAAGTCACGACGCAACAGCGGGCCAGAGCCTTCCTCCGTCCGATAGTGGACACGATGGGCCTCTTCGCTCGGGCGACGGGGCGGCTCGGCTGGACGCCCGACGAGTTCTGGAAGGCGCAGCTGTGGGAGGTACGCCTCGCGCTGGAGGGCCATTACAAGAAAGCCGGGCGGGAGGACTCGCGCCACGCGGCGTGGATCATCAACACGACCGGTGCCCTGTTGGCCGACGACTGGGACCGCGTTGCCCCCACCGACCTCTTCGACCCCGAGTACGAGCCGCCAACGAGAGAGGAGATCGAGGAGGAACGGCAGGCGCTTGCCGAGGAGTTTCCCGCCACGCTTGAGTAACGCCCCTACGAGATCCCCACTAACCCGACATGCCCGCTGCCGGAGGCCTCAACGAGATCGCGGAGATTTTCGTGTCGTTGGGCCTCTCTACCGACGGGATGGACGACGCGAAGCGGCAGATCAAGGGCAAGATGAAGGGGATGAGCCGCACGATGAAGCGAAGCGGGCGGCAGATGACGACATACCTCACCGCGCCCCTTGCCGCCGCGTCCGCCGCCGCTGTAAAGACCGCCGCCGACTTCGACAAACAGTTTGCCAAGATCGAGGGGCTCGTCGACGCGGGTGAGAACGTAGACGCCCTAAAATCCGAGGTGCAGGACCTTGCCGGCGAGACGGCCAAAGCACCTCAGGAGCTTGCCGAGGCCCTTTTCTTCGTCGAGTCGGCAGGTTTCCGGGGAGCGAAGGCGATGGAGGTGCTGGAGGCCTCGAGCAAGGCCGCCGCCGCTGGGCTAGGCGACACGAAGGACGTGGCCGACGCCGTGACGAGCGCCGTCAACGCCTATGGGGAGGAAAACCTCTCTGCGAAGCGGGCCACCGACACGCTCGTAGCTACCATTCGGGAGGGGAAGGTCGAAGCGAGCGAGCTCGCGGGGTCCCTCGGGCGCGTCATTCCCACCGCTGCCGAAATTGGGGTCGAGTTTGAACAGGTGGGGGCGAGCCTTGCGGCCCTGACCCGCGTCGGGGCCAACTCGCGCCGCGCCGTCACGTCGCTGCAAGGCGTCATGAAGACGCTCCTCAAGCCGACGGACAAGGCAGAGGATCGCCTCGCCAAGGTGGGCCTGTCAGTGTCAAAGCTCAGAAAGAAGGTGGCGGACGGAAACATCATTACCGTCCTCCAGGAGCTGAAGGCAGCGTTTGACGGCAATACCGAAGCAATTTCAGATGTCTTTTCCAACGGGCGGGCGCTGCGGGCCGTGCTGGGAATAGTGGGCAAGAGTGCCGAAGAGGCCCGCGAGATCATGGAGAACATGGAAGATACGTCGGGGGCGACCGACCAGGCGTTTGAGAAGATGAGCGACACCCTTTCGTTTCAGCTGTCCCAGGCGTGGCAGCGGCTCAAGGTGGTCGCCATCGAGTGGGGCCGCTACGTGGGCGCGTCCCTCATCCCCATCATGGAGTGGCTTGCGGGGACGCTCGAGACCCTGATCGAGTGGTGGCAAGGGCTCTCGTCCGCGATGCGGAGCGTCATCGGGATCGCCGCGCTCGTCGTGGGGGCCATCGGGCCGGTCCTGTGGCTGATCGGGTCGCTTATCCCCGGCATTTATGGAGTCGTCAAAGCGTTCTACGCTCTCAAATCCGCCGCCGCGACCGCGTGGGCCGCCGTGGCCGGGCCGGTGGCGGCCTGGACAGCGGGCATTCTTGCGGCGGCGGCTGCCGTGTGGGCCGTGGCCGAAAACTGGGAGGCAGTCAAAGCCTACGTGGCGGACCTTCTGTCGGGCTTCGACGAGATGCTGAGCGGCTTCGCGCGGGGCATCTACCAGTGGGGCAAAAGCGTCGGGATGCAGCTGGGCAAGGGCCTCGTCGATGCGCTCTGGAAGGTGCTGCAAGGGGTCCGGAGCGTCCTCCGGTCGATGGGCCTTGAGGGATGGGCCGGCAAGGTGTCCTCGGCCATGGGCAGCCTCGAGCAGTCTTCAAACGAGTGGCTCGTCTCGATGAAGGCCGCCGAGGAGCGCAGCAGCCGGGCGTTCGACGAGATGAAAAGCGGGGCGAGCGAGGTAGCCACCGACGTGGCCGAAAAGACGGGCGCGGCCCTCGACTCGATCATGTCGCTCTTCGCAGAGACGAAGGACGCGGCGGAGTCGTTTCTCTCCCCCGGTTCGGCTCCTGATTTGCCGCTGGACATGCCTTCCCCGCCGGACCAGCCTCAGCCGGACCAGCCTCAGCCCGACGATCCCAGATCGTCCTTCGGGAGCGAACGCTCCACCATGGACAAGATTGTCGAGGAGACGGAAGAGACCCGGACCGCCCTCGACAAGGTCAAAGAGGCGTTTCGGGGCGTCAGCGATGCGGGGCACCGGTTCCGAGCAAGCGTGGGGTCGGCGGTAGACGATCTTGCCGCTGAGGTGCTGGGCTTTGAGGAGCACCTCGAGAGCCTTGCCCAGACGATGGAGCAGGCAGGCCCGCGTATGAAAGCGGTCCTAAAAACCACGATGGGCGCGATGCGGTCCTTCTCCCGCTCTATTGGGTCGGGCATGAGCCGCTTGGTCGGGCAGCTTTGGGAGATGGAAAGCGGCATCAACTCGGTGCGAGACGCCTTCACCCGAGCACAGAAAATCATCACCGACGCCTTGAAGCGGGTCGTCCAGCAGCTTATACAGGCCGTGGTCCGCGCCCTTGTGCTCAAGGTCGTCATGGCAGCCATTACCGGGGGGGCCGGAGCAGGAGTTCCCATGATCTCGACGGGCGGAACGGGCGGCGCCGGATTCGGGGGTGCGCCGATGGCGGCGGAGGGCGGGATCGTCCCTGCCGAGCCCACCACCGTCATCGCAGGAGAGGGAGGGGAGCGCGAGGCCATCATGCCCCTGTCGAAGCTCGACCAAATGCTTCGCACCTCGCAGGGAATGGGAGGAATGAAAGTTGAGATTCAAGGGCAGTCCCGCACCGAAGGAGAAGACATCGTGACGAGCTACGATGTGGAGAAGCGAAAGCGACGACGCAAAGGCCACTCTTCTCGCAGTTGACCTGAGCCGTGGCATACGGTACGAAGTACAAACTTGAGTGGAGCACCCTCCTCGCGGAGTGTCGCGTCCTGCTACAGCAAGAGGGGTACAGCTCGTCGGTCACGTCGCTTACGCCCTCTCCGCCCCCGTTCCAAATCCGGTGGGGAGAGCAAGAGAAGGCGGACCTTACCCTCCCGATCCGCGTCAGCACCGCCGAGATCCGATTTCAGGGGGACGCCGACGGCGAGCAGGTACAGGAGGTGTTCGACGGGGGGGACACCGAGTGGCGCGTCGTTTTCAAGCGGGACGTAGGGTCGGGATTTCAGACCGAGTGGCAGGGCTTTGTGGCGACGGACCTATGGCGGGACGACCCGTCCAATACCTACGACACGATCAGACTGGAGGCCCTCGACGGCCTTGCCCTCCTGGAGAACAGGGACTTCTCTTTGTCGGGGCAGGAGGACCTGTACACCGTCGTCCAGCAGATCCTTCAGGGCCTGCACAGCTTCGACGTGGCGACGACGATGGAATGGTATCCGTACCGCGACGGAAACCAAATCAGCGGGTCTACGCTCCCGATGGGCATCCTCGAGGTGGCCGCCAACGCGTTCGATGAGATCGAACCGGTGGAGGGAGGGGACGCCCAGTTCCGAACCAAATCGCTGCGCAATGAGCGGCGCGTCCTGGAGGCGGCCCTTGAGCGGTTTGGGATGAGCCTGTTTCAAAGCCGGGGCGAGTGGCGCATTCGGCAGCGGCACCGGATCCAACCCGACCGGACGATCAAGGTGTGGAAGGACCAGAGCGCGGTCGACAACGACAACCCGACGACCCGAGACATCAGTCGCCCCCTGGGAAACATCCTCAACAAAGATCGCCCCCGCAGCCTCGTCCAGAGGCTCCGCTCCGCCGATAGCGTCCACACCTACGAGGACCTCGAGGAGCTTGTAAGGAACGGATCGTTTGAGAATGGCGGTGGCAGCTTAGACGGGTGGTCGGGAGGGGCGACGGTAAGAAACTACAACAACGTAAGCGGTCTTGGAGAGGCCACTCAAGAGGACACGTACGTTGCAGAGTTTGACCAGGCACTGATAAGCCAGGACATTCCGGCCATCATCCATGATCCCGGCCCAAAAGGAGTGCTACGCCTTTCGTGGGATCTGGTGCAAAGCGAGCCGAGCGATCCCGAGACGGTGTGGGTAGAGACCAGAATCGCACTTGACGACACCTGGTACATTCAGGCTCGAAATCCGACCGTCGCTTCGGAAACGAAGGCCGCAACGGATGGAGTGCTTCCCTTATCAAATCCTCTCGCGGGAACAGATGGTACGCTGTTGATCCCGTCCGGTGCGCAGTTGCCGGTGTACCCTTTTGAGGGGCAATCCAAGCCCACGACCCGAATTACACTCACCGAGCCTGCGAGGGCTGGGGACGACGTACTGCATGCCGAGATTCCGACGAAAATCGCCAAGGACGAGTACCTCATATACTGGGTTTGGTCGGACACCCAAACAAGCGAGGATTTGGGCTCGCAGGACGCGGGAAGTACGATCTACTACTGGGGATTGTATTTCGACAGCACGGACTACCCGGGGACGGTAAACGGGCAGACGCTGAACAATCACGCAATCGACATCCCACTAAATGCCCCTGACGGGACAAATCTTGCCGAGAAAGACTTATCGTTTACCGTCGAGACCGAGACCGGCTCCACCGGCTGGCTCGACCACGTGAGCGCCCAGATGACGATTGCGGGAAGTACTGTAGAAGCGACCTCTTACACGGCCCGCGACGACCAAAGCGGGCGGGACATTGAACTACGGCAACTGTTAGGAGACGGCCCCACCGCCGACCATCCTCGTGCCCTTCAGCTCTCCGGCGTCGTTCTGACCCAGGACTGGCAGGTCGGCCCCTACGCCTCGGGCGACTCCCCATCGGGAAAGACGCTTGAGGAACTGACCGCTGAACACCTGATGCGCGCCCAGCGGGAGACGATCAAGCGGTTCACATACAAGCTGTATCTTCGGGAGGAGGAGATATGGCCCCACGACGTGCTGGAGATTGACGGAAACCTGTACACGGTTACGTACCTCAACCGAAAGTTCGGGGCGCCGGCCAACGAGGTGACGGTCGAACTGACCGAGATTAAGGACGCAGGGATTTCGGGCCTGGACCGAACGTTCTCAATGAAGTCCGAAGAAGAGGCCTCCGGGGGAGGGGGCTCGGGGGGAGGGTCTGCCCCCTATGGATCGGGAAGCGGAGGCTCGTGGGACAACACCTCGGGAAAGCCCTCGAATCTGTTCGCACGGAGCGGGGGGTCGGACGATTTTTCCGAGACGATCTCCCTTGCGTCCGGCGACATCACCGGGGCGCTCGACCTGTCAAACAGCACGTTTCTTGAGGTCGATCCGTCCCCGAGCCCGAGCGCCCTCACCGTCCGGGCCAAGGACGAGGACGGTCTCGGGAGCAACAGCGACACGCACGTCCCCACGCAGCAGAGCGTCAAGGCGTACGTAGACAAGCGCCTTGTCGACGCCGACCTGGGGGATGACGGAACGACCGACATCGACCCGATCCGGCAAATCAGCACCTCAGGGGACCAGAACTCGATCTTCTCGGCGGGCGACGAGGCGAAGGAGCTTGCCATCGACGTGGCAAAGAAATGGCCCAACGCCGATAAGCTCGATGGCTACGACGGAAGCGAGGTTGCAGTCCGCGCCGAAGATGAGAGCATTGACGGCGAGTGGGATTTTCAGTCTCTGACGGACTTCAATGCAAGGGTGCAGGCCAACTCCCGAGTCCAGCATCCGCAGCACACGGACAAACAGACCAACTGGGCGGTCACACCTTCCGGCAGCGCCGACTTTCGGCGAGTGTACACCGACGAGCTCGTCGCCAAAACCTTTACGGTGGACCTCACGCAGGCGCTCGCGGGGTCGGACTATCTGACCAAGAGCGTGGCGACCCTCTCAAGCGCCTTCACGGTCCCGTTCGGCGACCGCGATCAGTTCGACACTGATCTGTCGAAGTGGTCGACGGATTCAAACGTGTCGATTGCCCTTTCAAACGAGAAGATGCAGGTGACGCAGGAGTCGGGGCAAACATTTGGAGCAGCGACCTTTTATCGGTCGGTTCCGTCCTCGTCTCGCGTCACGATCACGCTGGAGCTTTCGGCGGACTCCAACGGAACGGGCGACCCCTCCGAGCAGGGGTTCGATCTCGGGGGCACCTATTGTCGCCGAAAAGGATCGGAGTTTCAAATCGACAGTTCGACGGCGGCCAACCAGCCGACGTGGAGCCCCGAGTGGCGGTTTGAGATCTACGCCGACGGGACCGCCGACTGGTATGCGGGAGGCAACTTGATCGAGTCGGGGTTCAGCGTATTTGGAAGCAGTCAGGACGTAGCCGCTGCAAGTGAAGGTGGATCAGGCACGAAGTTTTACGTCGACAATTTTCAGGTGTCTGAGCACGGAACAATTACGGTCGACGATTTGCCGGGGCAAAAAGACGTGCGCGCCTTTTCAGCGGACGACTGGATCCGCCTTCGGGTCGTCGACAACA